AGAAGGATTGGCAGAGCCGCTCGTGCTCCTTGATCTCCGCATCCATCTCGTCCATGTAGTTAGTCAGGCGGGACATGGGCAAGCAACGCAACTCACCCATCCAGTCGAACGTAAGCTGGTAGTGCTTGAGTCGCGCCTTGGCGACATGCTTTTTGATTGCGTCCAACTCGTTGCAGTTGGGCAATAGTTTCTTATTCACTACTGCCGCACCGGTTTCGGCATTGTTTCTGGACGTTACGTCTGCCGTAGCAGACTTATCCTTGACAGTACCCTGCCAATAGCTAGCCTTGAACAACACCAGCATTGCGCTAGTAGCGATTGAGATATCCCGAACAGGTGCGGGGGCGGCGAGGGTCATATTCAAACAGTTCATATCAAGCTCCAAAGTTTGTTAGGGTTTCCCTAACTTGATTTCGTTTCGTCGGTCTGTCCAGTGGGCGAATTCCCACTGAACATATATTATACCACAGTCTGTCGTGAAAGTCAATGTTTCCTAACGGATGGGTAAAAAGACACACTTACCCACATCGCACCCACCGAGCAATCCTTCAAGGAACAGGATGCCCAACAGGGTGACTAGCGCATAGGCGATGGTGACCAGCACCAGCATCTTGGCGAACTCTTTCCATGTATTCATTGCGTTACTCCTAGTTGGTTAGATGGTTGGGTCAAAGTGAAGGGATGAACTTTGGGTTTAGTTGCTTGAGCAACGAAGGGTCGCGCACCGCGATGTAGTTGGACTTGTTCATCGGCACGACTGTGAAATTTACGGCGTTCGCCAACTCTTCGCCGCATGGGAGGCAGGTCGGATACCCAATCGCTTTACGCTTGGGCGAGAAGTTGTCGCCGCATACACGGCAGACGGGGCGGATTTTGAACTCGTTGTTTTTTACTGCGTTTTTCATAGCTACTCCAAGGTGATTGCTTGTTAGGGATTCCCTAACAGTTCTGTCCCAGTGGGCGAATTCCCACTGTATATATATTATACCATACTATGGTACGAAAGTCAATGTTTCCCAACAGGGTGTTTAGTTCTGTTATCCACGGTGGTGTGGGTATGTGGTTTGGTGATAGCTATGTGGTGTCGGAGTAGACTGTACCAAACTGTTCCGTTGGGGGGGTCTGCAAGTCCTTGATTTTAAATATTGTTCCAATATCGCAAAAGTTCGTTTCATAGGGGCGGGATCTTGGGAAAAAGTTGTGGGGGGTGAAAAGCGAACATTGCCCGGGCGGGGGGCAGCGGCGTCCCGTAGTCAAAAGTACCTCTACGTCAAACCGAACTTTCAGTACAATATAGTTTAGTTTAGTTTATTATCTATTTATATTCAAAAAATGGGTGATTTCCTGCAATTTCCACACCACCACTAAGTCGAATTTGTCACGAAACATATTGTTCCTGATGTGTTCGTTTTTTGGTTTTGGAAACCGAACAGTTGCCACGATGGGCGACCCGCTGCTCTTGTAACTGGCTTCATCTTGTTAGGGCATTCCCTAACAAAAAACGAAACAGCGTTCCACTTACACCTGACTGTCAGAAACAACATAAGCCATACCACATAGCTATCACTAAACCACACATGGGCGGCACGCTGCTCTTGTAACTGGCTTCTTTTTTGTTAGGGATTCCCTAACATAGTTAGTGGTAGGCTCGGCCTTGGTAGGCTCGGCTCCTGTTAGGGAATCCCTAACATGCCATGCACAAAAGTGCAGACGAAAAAAAACCCCAGACCGTGTGGTCCGGGGGCGAAAACGCGGGCGAAAAAAAACCCCAGACCGTGTGGTCCGGGGTTTAAGAATGTTAGGGAATCCCTAACAGGTTAGATTGCGTAAATCGCTTCGTTCAGGGCCGCGATCATTGCGACTGGATCGCAGATCCCCGAATCCTCTTTTTTCTGGATATCGTCAATCATCTGCTGGATCTGCGCCTCAATCCGTTCTGCGAACGTCTTACGCTCATTCGCACCCTTTTCTTGACGCTTGAGCATGGCCCGACGAATGTCTTTGATCTTGCTATTGATCTGCTGGCTCCAATAGCGTTTATCGCTTTTCTGGATCTCGTTCAGTTTACTAGTGTCAGTCTCAAGCAAAGTCTGAACTGTAGTACTGAACCCCATGACGACCGCGGGTTTGAGAACCCCGTCAAAGAATTGGCGGTCCTGACCTTTTTTCGGCGCAACCAGATGATCGGGCGTTACCCCATCAGCGATCAGGGAATCAATAACCTTTTTCTTGGCGCGGTCAGTTTCGAGAGACTTCGCAACGTACCCTTTGATACCGGAAAGGGAAGCGTCGGACAGAACGGGAGCGGGAACGAATGTTGCCATGATGGATTCTCCAAGTTAGGCAGTTGATGTTAGGGAATCCCTAACATAGCGAGACGTGAATCGCCTTGCATGTATTTAGTTATACGGAAACCCGCGCACAATGGCGCCACATTCGACCGATATATTTTCGTTCTACTTCACGGTACGATCTGACCTCGGCGCTCGGCTGGTCGGGCTGGCTGGCTGGTCGGGCTGGCTGGCGGGTCGAGGGGGGGGGCTGGTCGAGTCGAATGGGTAGGATGGCAGACCCACCGGAGGGGTATCACCCCCTTTACGATATAGGGTCCACCCCCCGCGCGAACGTACTATTCCAGAAGAACGAAGACCTACTTTTTGAAACCACCCCCGAAGTCACCCCCTATCTACCCCCCTTCTTAGAAACACCCCCCTACCAAAAAACATACCCTTGTAAAAAATTTTTTATTATGTTATATCTGCGATACCGGCTGCTATAGCTTGCGATTATGCTTATAACCCCTGACATCGGCGTAGAGATTACGCCCGAAATAAATTTTTCCAACCTGCAAGACCTTGCGGAATTTGGTGCTAACACCGCTGAATTGCTGCATAAGAATGGGTTGGAGCTAGATTCCAAGCCAGAGCACGCCGAGATAGCTGCTCAGATTGCTACTGCTTACGCCGCAGATCCTATGGGTACTGCCAAGCAGATCACCCCATCGCGTGCAGCATCCCTGCCCCCTGCTGTCTTAATACAAACACGCGACATACTTGATACTTTTGGGCGTGCAGTTGTGAGGCAAGCCGTTGAAGTACGTCATCTTGTTACCAACAAGCTCATCCTTGAGTCGGAAAACCCTGATCCGAAGGTGCGAATCCGCGCCTTGGAGCTTTTGGGCAAAATTTCGGACGTAGGTCTGTTCACTGAACGTACTGAAATAACCGTAACCCACCAATCTACGGACGATCTACGCACCAAGCTGCGGGAGAAGTTCAATCGGCTCAAGGAAGTCGAGGACGCCAAGGTGATTTCGCCCTTGGAACTAGAATTGGATGAGGAATTGGGTCTAAATGGGTGACCTTGTGTTCTCAGACGAGGAAGTTGACGAGCTTCTGGCGCGTTTGGACGAGTTTTCCGAGGAAGAACAGACCGAAATCCTGCAAATTGCGGACACACTGAGCACCCGCAAGCATGTGCAGTCGTGCTATGACGACCTGATTGAGTTCTGTAAGCACATGCAGCCCGACTATAAGGTCGGGAAACACCACAGAATCCTTGCTAACTTGCTGATGCAGCTAGCAGACGGGTCAAAAGACCGTGTTTGCGTCAATATTCCGCCTCGCCACGGCAAAAGTCAGTTAGTTTCCATCTACTTTCCGGCTTGGTTCATCGGCAGACAACCTAATAAGAAGGTGCTGATGGTGTCTCACACCACGGATCTCGCCGTGGACTTCGGTCGGAAGGTGCGAAACATCATTGATACGGACGCCTACCGGCAAATTTTTCCTACAGTTAACCTCGCTGCGGATAGCAAGTCAGCAGGTAGATGGAATACTAACGTGGGGGGTGAGTACTTTGCTTGCGGTGTAGGTTCGGCTTTGGCAGGTCGTGGTGCTGACTTACTACTAGTTGACGATCCGCATAATGAGCAGGACATCATCAACGGCAACCTCGATATTTTTGACAGGGCCTACGAGTGGTTCACTTTTGGTGCTAGAACTCGTCTGATGCCGGGGGGCCGTGTAGCTATTATACAAACCAGATGGCATTTAGACGATTTAACGGGTCGTGTCGTACGGGACATGACGCAAAACAGCGGGGCAGACCAGTACGAAGTGGTCGAATTTCCAGCAATTCTGGAAGTTAAGAACAAAAAAACGGGTGAAATCACCGAAAAAGCCCTCTGGCCTGAGTTTTTTGACATGCCAGCACTACTGCGAACCAAGGCTTCTATGCCTGTTTTCCAGTGGAACGCGCAGTTTCAACAGAACCCAACAGCCGAAGAAGCCGCTCTTGTTAAGCGGGAATGGTGGCAGATTTGGGAGAAAGAAGACCCGCCAAGCTGTTCTTACCTAATTATGTCGCTAGATAGCGCGGCAGAAACCAATAACCGTGCTGACTTTACAGCCCTTACAACGTGGGGCGTGTTTATTAACAAGGAGACGGATGCCCATAACATCATCCTGCTCAACTCAATCAAGAAGCGCGTTGAGTTCCCCGAGTTAAAAGAGTTGTGCTACCGGGAGTGGAAAGAATGGGAGCCGGATGCGTTCATCGTGGAGAAAAAATCTAGTGGTACACAGTTGTACCAAGAGATAAGACGTACGGGTTTACCCATACAAGAGTTCACTCCACACCGTGGAACCGGCGACAAGATGGCACGTTTAAACTCTGTAGCTGATATCATACGGTCAGGTTTAGTGTGGGTTCCTCAAACTCGTTGGGCCGAGGAATTAGTCGAAGAAGTCGCAGGTTTTCCGTTTGTCAGTAATGACGACTTGGTTGACTCCACCGTAATGGCACTGATGCGGTTTAGGCAGGGCGGGTTTATACGTCTGCCATCCGATGAGCAAGAAGAAGTTCGTTACTTTAAGTCCCGCCGTGGCGGCTATTATTAAAGGTAGGCTATGCCAGTAGATTCAATTGACAAAGGACCATATGCAGCACCTCAAGGTATTGAGGCTGAACTAGGGGGTATTTCTGATGACGATCTGGACAGCATGTTGGAGATTGAGATTGTCAATCCTGATATGGTTACTCTTGATGATGGTAGCGTCGAAATTACTTTAACCCCCGGTGACGATACTGCGGAAGGTGAGTTCGACGAGAATCTGGCGGAAACCCTAGAAGAAGGAGTACAGCAAACCCTAGCAAGCGAATTGATCGAGTTAATTGATGCGGACATTAACAACCGCAGAGACTGGGCAGATACGTTTGTTAAAGGTCTAGATGTCCTTGGGTTTAGGTATGAGGAGCGTACCGAGCCTTGGGAAGATGCGTGTGGCGCATTCTCATCAGTGCTGGCAGAAGCTGCGATTCGGTTCCAAGCCGAGGCTATGTCGGAGACTTTCCCGTCAATGGGTCCGGTCAAGACCAAGGTCATGGGTCAGATTACACGCGAGAAGGAAGAAGCAGCCGAACGTGTAAAAGAGGATATGAACTATCAGTTAACCGAGCGCATGGTCGAGTATCGCCCAGAACACGAGCGGATGCTGTATGCCTTGGGCCTTGCTGGTTCAGCGTTCAAGAAAATTTATGTTGATCCCGCGTTGGGTCGGCAGGTCGCTATCTTCATTCCAGCAGAAGATATGTTAGTGCCATATGGCGCTTCTAATCTTGAGTCAGCGGAGCGGATCACGCATGTGATGCGTAAAACTGAGAATGAAATCAAGCGGTTACAAGCTAATGGGTTCTACCGCGAGGTGGACTTGGGTGAGCCGCAGTCATTTCCATCTGACATTGAGAAGAAGAAAGCCGAAGAAGGTGGCTACTCTCTGACCGATGATGACCGCTATACAATTTATGAGGTCCACGCTGACTTGGTGATCGAGGGTGTGGACGAGGACGATATCGAGACGGGTGATGAGGAAGCTGAAAGCGAGGATACCAAGCAGTCCGAGCAGCTAGCCAAGCCATACGTGGTAACAATAGAGCGTGCTACCGAGAAGGTGCTATCTATTAGGCGCAACTGGGAGCCGAATGATCCCCTGCATCAGAAGCGTCAGCACTTTGTCCATTATGTCTATGTCCCCGGTTTTGGATTTTATGGACTTGGCCTGATCCACATTATCGGTGGATATTCCCGAGCGGGAACGTCAATACTTCGTCAGCTTGTTGATGCGGGTACGCTGAGTAACCTGCCGGGGGGGCTGAAGGCCCGTGGTATGCGGGTTAAGGGCGACGATACGCCGATTGGTCCGGGCGAGTTCCGTGACGTGGATATCCCGAGCGGGGCAATTAAGGACAACATCATGATGTTGCCTTACAAGGAGCCGAGTCAAGTTCTGCTTGCGCTGATGACGCAGATCAACGAGGACGGTCGCAGACTTGGTGCGATATCAGATATGAATATATCGGATATGAGCGCAGAGGCCCCGGTCGGAACAACTCTGGCTTTGCTGGAGCGCACACTCAAGCCGATGGCTGCGGTGCAAGCGCGGGTTCACTACGCGATGAAGCAGGAGTTTAAGCTCCTGAAAGAACTCATCCGTGACTATACGTCCGAGACGTATAGCTATGATCCACAAGACACGAACAACCGTCAGATCAAGCAGTCTGACTATGACATGGTAGAAGTAATACCCGTGTCTGACCCTAACTCGTCCACGATGGCGCAGCGGGTAGTTCAGTATCAAGCAGTACTCCAGATGGCACAGCAAGCCCCGCAGATTTATAACCTGCCACAACTGCACCGTCAGATGATTGAGGTGCTAGGGGTTAAGAACGCTGACAAGCT